CTCAGCTGGAATAGATTGTTTTTTCATTGGTTGTAATACCGGATATTATGCGGCGTTATTGCCTTTGATCCGGGTTACACCCAATATCGGCTACCTGTCCAGATTCTTAAACAGAATTTTTACAAACTAAGGCAACGTGACGATGGCCGGCGGAGACGGCGGCCTCGGACGTTTGCCGTCTCTTACTTGATAACGATACCACCAAGGCGTGTAAACGACGCGGCGCCCGGTATAACCGCCTCCACGCGGTTCGGGAGCAGGGGGAGATTGCTGGGTCGCGATCGGCGTCTTGGGGTCACTCATATTAGGCAAACCTCGATGAGATTGGAACTGTCACCGTGAGAGTACCAGAAACCAACGGCGTGACAATGCCGCCACTCGAAACCATGCGAACCTGAAAAACGTAGGCAACTGCCTGCATGGTCTGGGTGGTCGCGGCAGGAACGATGAGCCACGTCTGCCCGGTTGTTGGCGTAGTTGTTTCGTACCAATCAATCTTAATCGTTGAAGGATCGTCGTCCGGAATAGTTGGGTCCGTCTTCGCGGTAAACTGGAATTCGGAGCCTGTGACATCCACTGGGCTCGTAATGCCGGTTGTCGGATCGGTAACAGTCAGAGTGAGTTGCGTGGAACGCGTGGCACCTTGTTCGACCGTGAGCGCTACTGTCTTTGTGCACGCGCACTGCGCCGACGTCGTTGTGGAAGATGTCTGTTGCTGTCCGTAAACCGGCAAGGGCGGGAAAGTAGTGCTCATGATGATAAGGCCTGCAGCGCTTTGCGGACGTCTTCTGGCGACACGTTCGCGCTTTGTAAGTTTGCGATATTCAAAATCTTCTGAGTCATCGACGGCTCGGTGGAACCCAATGGCGTAGGGCTAGGCTCGGCGCCGACACCTGGAACGTTCAACCGTTGCGCAATCTGCTGCTGTTCCTTGTACCAGGCGTCTGAATCCTCGATGGGATCCGGACCAGCTTTCGGCAGCAATTTAACGCTTGCTTGGGTCCGATCAAATCCGCCGAGCGCGTCGCTTAACGGCTGGGAGACATCGACCACCACGCCACTCTTTTGCTGTGCCTTGCTCGGCCCGATATCGATAAAAGGCACCGTAACAGTCTGATCGCCAACAGTTAAAGTTCCGCGCGCAGTGCGCCAGTTGGCTGGGTCGGATCCGAAATTCTGTTGCAAATACTGCGTTGGCACGGCGATGCCGTAGGAATTGGTGCTTGAAACGGTGCCAAGGCTAGGCGCACCAACGCCAGGGTCGCCAACCTTGAGCGCTTGTCTTTTGGTCTGGCCTTGGCGAACCGCATCCCAAAAACTGATGACATCCCCTACCCCACCGAAGCGCGTTGCATCACCCTGTTTTTGAGTGGGATCAATCATCTTCGGATTTCGGAGTGACTAGATTATCTACCGGGTGCCAGTTCCCGTCTTGGCCAAGATACTCCAGGCGCTTAGCGGAAATGGGTTTCTGACTGTAAATATCTTTAGTCGTACGTTCGACTTTCAGTCCGGTGTTTGGCGTCCGGACCAAAACGGGAGTTCCGTCTTCGGGAGCAAAGGCCCAGACAGTTCCCGCATTATGGCTGAAATACGCTCTCTTCTCTGTGCTGCCATCGGGCCAAGTATCTTGGTCGGTAAACTCATGCGCCCGGTGAGTCTTGAGCTTTCCTGAGTCGGCAATCTCGTAGAGACGTTGCATGTTAGTTGCATGGTAAGCAAATCCTTCATCGCTTGTCACCTCACGCGTGAGCTTTGCTGGCGTGACAGGTTCTGGTTTTTCGCCCATTCCAGAAGTTACGGCAGTTTCGCCAACTTCCTGAGGTGCGGCGGCAACAGGTTCAGCCCGCGGCTGGAAGTACGACGTCAATTGCCCATAAGTCTTTTCATGGAATGCCTCGGCCTGCCCAGGCATCTCACGAATCCGATTCAAACGATCAAGACGAAAACTTTTTATAACATCGGGCGAACGCTTCGAGAGCGTTGCGGCGTCAGGGTTTGCCGCTGCCGGAAAGCCAAACATCGCATTGAGGAAAGACTTTTTCGCATCGCCGAGCCCGGTACCGCCCGGTCTATCCGCTGCGAGGTTCGCTAGGTAAGTATGCGCGTCCTCTAATGCAGGTCCAACTTGACTATTGTACAAGGACTTACCTTGCGGACTCCGCATCGCCTTGGTGATGTTCGTTGTCAGTTGCTCCGGATCGTATCCCTTGATGATGACTTGGTCAGTTTGCGGAATCTCGGTCCAGATCGGAACAAAAGAACGTTCACGCGCCGCAAGGCTGCGATACTTGCCGCCTTTCTGCGGCGTGTTGTAGACGGCGCGCATCATGGAGCCATTGTTGAGTTGCATGGCACCGTCGGCTTTTCTCCAGTTCAACATTTGGTTCGCGTTGAATTGGTTCGTTGCTTCGAGTTGGTTAAACATTTCTTCCCGCACACGTTGGCCTTGAAGTAATCGGCGCCCATCCGATGTAGTTATCCACTTCACGTAATTGTCACCCTCAGCGCCTAGTAAGTGTGGTTGCGCTGCGAAGATGTCGCTTACGGCTTTACCCAGTTTGGCGGCATCAGCGTCCGCTTGCGCTGCGGTCTTGAGCACGGGGCGCCCGTCCATCCCAACGGCAATTGTTCCGTCCGGGTTACGGTGATAATCGCCGGTTGCATCCAACTGGGTCTGGACCATGTCAAAACCAGGCGTGCCTTTGACGACATCAGTGGGTATCGGAGTGTCCGCCCGGTGCGGTGCATTCACGTCGCCACGCGCAGAGGTCTGCTTTGTGTAATAGTTCCGTACCGCGTCCTGCAATGAGCGCGCCTGCTCAAGCGTGCTGGTGGGAATTGGGTTGCCAGTTGTCGCATCGGCGCCCATGCCCATTTTAGTCAGCCAGTTATTGGTGACGTTGTTCCCAACAAGATCACTTGGGACATAACCGCGAATAACTTTCTGTAGATCCGTAGGGTTCGCCATCTGTTGTGCGTGCAGGTCCGCGAACATTTCTAAGGCAACGTCGCGATCGGTGGCCGGCGGCGCACTAGGATTATCACGTTGAAGCCGCGCGTTGTAATCGCTCTTGTAACGCTCAAAGATATCGTTGTTGACATACGTCCTGCTCCCATCAGGTTGCAGTTCAGTGAGCGGATGCCCGTTTTGGTCGAGCGCAGTCATAATGCCTGGCTGACCTTTAAGCGGGTTGCCGATGATGTCGCCGACAGCTTGGTCCTGCAATCCGTGCGCTGCCAGGTGATGACCTACTTCGTGCGCGGCAACAGCTTGGAGCGGATTGTCAGAAAGGACGTTAACGTTGATGATGCTCTTGGGATTATTCGCGATCCATTGACCGTTGACCTTGGTCGGATCCGAGAAGAAACGAAACTCAGCGTCCGGATGCGCCATGCCGTAGACCGACATCGCTAGCTGAACGTCCGGATGGAGCTTGAGAAACTGCGCCTTATTCGGTGGAGACATCGAACCGATGAACCGAGCTCGGTCACCGATCGCAGCTTGCCGCAATTCAGCGGGAGAATTAAACCGCATCAATTGTCCGAGACCGCCGCCGGCTGCGCCGATCATGCCGCCCATAGCCAAGCCTTGCTGAAACGCGCGCGGATCGCCGACTCCTTGCGCAAGTCCCATCCCGCCACCTATGCCTGCGCCAATGAGGCCTCCAGTCGCCATCGAAGGCATGGCATAAACAAGCTGGTTGTCCATCTTGGAAGCGATCCACGAAGAGACTCCGTCGAGTTTGTTGGCCATGTCGCGCCAGAACGGAAGCGTTTGTTGGCCGAGCGCGTATTGCTGGCCAATGATGCCTAACGTTTTGCCGGCCTGGGTCAGCGTATCCAGATTGGCGAATTTTCCGATTGTACCGCCAATTGCCTTGATAGCTTCGGGTGCGAACGGACCTGCTATGCCTCCCACTACGGCACCGACAGGACCGCCAACCAAGGCGCCGACTCCTAATCCGTGAGCCATACCTCCAGCTCGGATCGCCAATTCCACCGAGCCTTCCCCCCAACGTTTCACCACTTGGGCAACGGCGTCTTTGGTCGCTTCATCGGCACCAGGCACAACGGTTGCAGCGATCTTTTGCGGAATCGCTTCTAATAAATTCCCTACCTGGCTCGGCACCTGGGCAAGATCGCCAAGATTCTGCAAGGCGTTGCCAGCCATTTGCCGGAACGGGTTCTGGTTCGCGCGGTCCAGTTGCTGATTGTAATCTGCAACCGCGGCACCGTATTCGTCCTGTACCGCGGCGTAGTCGCGTTTGGCATAGCCTTCGACCGTCTTCAGGCGTGCTAGGTTAGACTGCATCCCGGCCCGCGCCTCATCGGTCAATGTCGGACCAGTGCCTTTGATGTCGCCGACGAGTATCGAGCTCATTGACGCACGAGCCGAGGCAATGCTTGCCATCCTGTTATCTGCTGCCGCGAGTGCTGCGGTTGCGTCCGCTAGACGTTCACCGCGTATGCCCGCTTTAATGAATTGGCCAACGACCGCGTTTGCACCAGCCTTGAGGGCCGGCTCGGCTAAGCCCATGACGTAGTTTGCCGGATCCGTCAGCATCTGCGCTGTGGAAACCAGGCCTTCACTTGGCGTCGCTGTAGCTAAACGATTTCCGGCATCCACCAGGCCGATGCTCTTAAGCACATTACCGGCAGCGGTCTGCGCGTCGGTAAGATTCTTAGCGCTCTGTTGAGCGCGTTGTGCCGCACCGCGAAGAATCTCGGATTGCTGAAAATCAAGGCGAGCCGCCGCGTCAGGGTCAGACGTATGCGCCGCTTGCGAAGCTAGGGCGTAAAGTCCGCTGACATCTTTCACCCCTTGCGGCAGATCTTTGGTGTAAGTGTCCCAGTTGCCACGTAAAGCACGAACAAGCGCAGCGTCTGCGCGCGCATTCATGTTTGCAATGTTGCTGCCGGAAGTGTCACCTTTGGTAATCGTGTTCCAAAGATCCATTCCTTCCGGAATAATCCTGAACGCCGGGAGGGTTGCCGTAAGATAATCGCCGATATCATCCAAGGTCTTGCCGGCAGCTTCCGTTCCGGCAGTCCAAAGATCGCCCGCCTTGCTGACAGCGCTCAGAGCTGTCTGGCCCGCTCCGCGTTCTGCCGCCTGAATAATCAGGTTCTGCTTTTTACCCTGCTGAAACAGGGCGTACATTGCGGAAGGACTATCGGTCTTGTTCGCGAAATCTGGCAGGTTCTGGACCGAATAAAGGACGTTGTCGAAATCCTGTTTATTGAGCTTGGAGAGGTCGCCTCCGGTATTGACGAAGTTGTCAAAGGTCTGAACGAGATTGAGCGCAGAGGCGTGAAAATCTGTCGGATTACCGCTCGAATCGAATTGCGGAACTTGTGGAGCATCGGGATTAACTACTTGAGGCTGGGCAACGTCAGTCTGCAATGGCTGCTGTGGGGTATACCCCTGCGTGGCAGTCAGCGTCTGAGTTGGATCAAGTAATTGCGGCATTTAAAAGCCCCATGGGTTCAATCCCGCTCCGATAACCTGGTTAGTCTGGGTGTCGAAAGTTGGTTGCCGAACAGGCGGAGGCGCAACCTGATTTTGATTAGGCGGCGGCGACGGACTCGATGAAGCACCGCCGCTAGCAGCGCCTTGGATATTCTTAGCGCTCTGATTTATCGACCCTTGCCTAGCTGCGTTTTGCTGCGCCTGGCTCGGCACATAGATGCGGCGGTATTCAGCTTCCAAAGCGGTTGTGTCAAAATGCTGCGCCTTAGACAGGTTAATGATCTGGCGCATCTTGTCCTGAATCGCCGAACGCAACAGACCAGTTTTAAACTGCGCGCTCTTGTCCGAATCCCAATAATCCGGAATACCTTCCGCTGCGGCTTTCTGTTCCTGCTCGCTCAAGTTGCCTTTTTGTCCGAAAAGTCCGCGGGCAAGGTTGGCAATCAAATGGTTTTTCTGCGCATCGAACATGCGCGCTTCATCTGTTTTCGCGCCACCGACGCCTGGGCCTGCTGCTGCTAGTCTGGTCTTTAAATCCTGAATCAAATCAATCTGGCTCATTTTCGTGCCTTCAGGATTCTGCGCAGCCGTAGGCGACACGAGGCCGGCGAGCGAACTGAACTGGTCGAGATATTCTTGCGGCGGCGGCTTAGCGACGTCCGAAGCATCCTTGTACTTCAGGGCGCTATCGTAGAATTGCTTGAACGTTGCCTGATACTCTTTGGTGTCGAGCGGAGTCCCAGCCGAAGCTAGCCCGCTTGCGTAATCGTCAGCCTGCACCCGCGCGTATTTCAGGAGTTCATCGTTGCCCATGTATCTGCCGTAGATCGATGGATCCCTGATCGATGTGCGCGTTTTAGCATCTAACGGCTGGATATAGACTTCGCTAGGATTATCGCCTTTCGCGAATTGGCCTGAAGCGATGTCTTGATTTTGTTGCTGGGTTTGTTGCTGCTGAACACTCGCAGTTGTGTTTGCCGGCTGACTCGTTCCACGTGGAACTATGCGATACGAAATGTCGCCGCTGAAATTTACCGGTAACCCGAGATTGTTCCGCGTACCTGCAAGCATATCGATCCCAGCCCCCGTGCTTTTGCCCGGACCGTAATCTTTGAGCGATGTAGTTGTGGTCTTACCGGTCTTCGGGTCGACAACCTGAACCTCGTATCCGGCATTGAATTTATCGATGAAATCCTTGTCATTGGTATTCCCGTATTTGTTCAGTACCGAAAACGGCAACGCGACGCCTTCGTTATTCCATCCGGACAAATCAGCCCCACGCGCGCCGATGTTCCAATTCGATTCGGTGTAGCCACCTCTGGAGGGTCGATCGACTTCGCCGAACTCCGTGCCGCGCACGGTCGTCAATCCGATATTGCTATCCGCCTGACCCACTTGCCCAGGTTTTTGTATCGGTTGCGCCGGGATAGGTGGATAGCCAGGTTGCCCAGATACCATCGGAGCTTTTTGCACGTCTGGGATATCCGGCATGAACTGGCTTACTGTGGCGATCGGAATCGAAGTTCCTTTGTACGTGTCGGTAGGTTTTACGCCAGGATACTGGATGCCGAGATCTTGGAGCGCGCGCCAACTGGTACCGCTCCCGAGGTTTGCCGCTTGTTTTAGCTGCGCTTCCTGTGGCGTGACGTCAGGCGTGATTGTCCCAACATAGGCATCGCGCATGACCTGTCTCACCGCGTCAGACTGATCGTTCTTCGTGAGATCGTCGTAGCCTGGAATCAAACCTTTAAGCTGTTCGACCGTAATAGGCCTGCCATTCTGGTATTCGCCGAACGGTGCCGACACTTTGGGTGCCTGCAAGGTTGCATGTGCCGCGTCTATTTGTTCTGGCGTCGCATCTATGTTTTGCAGGGCTTGGTAGGCTGACGCGCGATCGGTTTGCTGCTGGTTATAGTCTGCAGTCCGCTGCTTAATCTGGTAATCGATCAGCTTGTTCAGGGCGTCCGATTGCGGGATCGGAGGAGCAGGCGTTGTATCGACAGCCAGCGTCATGCTGCCGCCTCTATTCGACGGGCTGGCAACACTAGGGGTTGGGCGTCCGCTGACTGTGCCGTAGAACGACGAAGGATCCGAAATCGGCTGGGCAAGCGGCGCGCTCGCCTCCAATTGCGATGGAGGTGTTAGCCCAGATTCACGCGCCAGTTTATCGTACTCTTCCTGGGTCATATCCCGAGTTTAAGTGTCGCCGGATTAGGAATAGGAAGCGCCTGCTGTTGCTGCTGTTGTTGCGGCTGTTGCGGCTGATTTAGCACCCTCGGATTTTGCCCTTGCTTGTATGCCTGCGCTTCAGCGGCGCGTTGTTCCGCGTCGCGGGCGCGTTGCTCCGCAGCTTGCACTCTTGCCGCGGCACCGATGTTTGCCACGTCTACGGATGTTCCCGAAGAAACTCGTTCGCGCGCCATCGCGGCGTTCAATGCCTGCTGCTGTTTCTGAATCTCAAGCGCGTTCTGAAACTTCGCCGAGAGCATGCCAGTATACATGCCGATGGCTTTTTGTTGGGCGCCGAGATTCGCCGTCTTCAATGTCGCGTACTCGTCAGGACCAATGATTCCCTGACTGTGCAGGACATCGAGCATTTGATGAGCGGACGATCCTTGTTGCAGAACGCCTTCTTGCACCATGCCGGTCTGCGGATCGATGCCACCTAGCACGCTCTGGATTGCGCCCGAGAGCGATTTGCCGGCTTGCGCAATCCCGGCAGCGTAGCCGCTCCCGATGTCAGTCACTGGTGTTGTGTAGCCGAGGTTAAAGCTCGGCGGAGTCATTGGATCAGCCATTTTTCTTTCCTCCAAAATAATCTGGAACCCAGCCCCATTCAGGAATCATTGACGAAATATTCTTTATCGGGCGATCGAAGCGCGGACAGTAGACAGTTTCGCCTTCGCGCCGTTTGTCGACGCACCGAACGCAAACCGGGTACCAGTCCGAATTGTAAGTCTTATCTTCCCATTCCCGGCGATTCTTGACGTCGTACCGGTCAAGCTGGACTGGGACGTTGTTCTCTTCGATGTAATCCCAGATGTCGTTGTCGGTCCATTCGCGCAGCGGAAAATAGAAGTCCGGACCTTCGTCACGCATCACGTGCTCGGAATGCAACGGGATAGGACCGAATATTGGGTCAGTATCACAATTCTTGTGACCGACGATTACCAGGTCCCATGGATAGGAGAAACTGCCACACGGACGCGTCAGGAAATTGACGCCGCACAGATACGGTTCTTCCTGGCCATCTTCGTACTCAATCGTGTTTTTCAGGACTGCCTCAACGGAATGCGGCCCGGTTGAGTACTCGCTGACAAGTGCCACCATCTGATCGCTGGTCTTCAGCGAGACGCGAAGCGGCGGATAATTATAGATCCACATGTGGATCTTAGCGGCCAGGTTATGCTGAAAGAAGGTCTTCTCCGGGAACCAAGGATCTTCGTAAAACAGGATACTCATCTCGGCGGTGAACCTGGTTGTAATCAGATGCAGGAGGACAGTGGAATCCTTGCCGCCGCTCCAATTGATCACAGGCGCATGGTAGGCATGCGTCTCAAAGAAGTCCTTGATCGCCTCAACTGTTTCTTGCGTTTTATCTGTGATCGTCATTTACGTTGTTCCATCTTCCGAGCGTAATCGCCATCCGACTCAGGAGGAATTGTGAGCTCTTCCCCCACAGCAATGTCACGAGCCGCGAGGACAATTTTTTGGCCATCGATCTCGTCGCCCATATACGTGTTCGCCTCATCGCCGTTTCGCGGGAAATTCCAATACTGCGCCTCGTCTGCGCAGATCACCCATTGCGGTCTGGTAGGGTTAAGGTACCCGCGTTGCCGGATAAACTCTTGCGCGCGCGACTCGGCATATTTAACAGCGTAATCGGTTAAAACTCGATCCACCGCAGGACTTAGCATCCAGACGACTCGTCCTTTAAGGATCGGCTCGGCGGCAAAGATGCCTGTACCGTGAATGCTCGAATCGCCGACTTTTACTTTCACCGTCATCATAGCTTAAAACACTGCTGCGATCCCCGTGATGGCTGCGCCCGCGATTCCGGCTCCCGCGCTAAGCATGGCGCCGCTAGCAGCGCCTCTACTTTGCGCATTCATTTGATTCGCCGCTGCCTGTGCATTCATGCCTGCCATGGCGTTCTGATTTACGAGACTTAACATCCCGCTACCCTGGAAGAGGTTTGGCGCCCCAGTTCCCATCTGTCTAAGGTTGCCGTAGATACTGTTCAGCCAGTCCGCACCTCCCGCTTGTGCTCCCAGCACTCCAGCCAATGGCGCCTGTTGCGCTGCGTAAACGTTCTGCAAACCTTGCGCGCCCATCGACTGCTGCCGATATAACTGGTCGAGGATGCTTCCACGAAGCGATGCTTGACCTTGGATCCCGGCCTGTTGAAAGCCGAGTCCAGCCTGGCTGAATGCGCCTTGCTGCTGGAGAGCGTTCTGGATGTTTGATGCGATTTGGCCTTGCAACCCAGCCTGAACGCCATAGCCCTGATTTGCTAACTGGCCAGCAGTCCCGTACAACCCAGCCGCCGCGCCAAGGTTTGCTTGGGTCGCCGCGATATCCGCCTGACTCATGCCCATCGCGTTTGCCGCGCGTTGTTGCAACTGGTTCTGCACGAGGCCGCTGACGCCGCTGGCAAACTGTTCGCGTTGGCCAAGAAGTTGTTGCTGGAACGCAGTGCGCCCCAGAACCTCGGCTGCGATCGATCCTGATTGCCCGAGCATGCCACGCGCCGAATACGCAGCGCGCGCCTGTTGCGCCGCATCAGCAATCTGGGATTCGGATAATGTCCCGCCAAGTGCGAGTTCCGATTGCGCCTTGGCTTGCAATTGTCCGGTCAATGGATCGAGTTGTCCTAAGTTTTGCTGCACGTTTTGCGCAGTCGCATTCCAGAGTGCGCTACGCGGATCCGCCGCTAATTGGCCGGCTATGCCTCGAACGTCGCCGGTCGCTTGTGTGGTTGCCTGACCAACCTGTCCGGAAAGAGCCTGCAACTGCTGGTTAATGGGTTGCATGCTCTGGCCAGCTTGTTGCGCCAGGTTCTGCATGGTTTGCGCAGCACCACCACCCCACTGCCCCATCTGGTTATAGAGCCCGGTCAACTGAGTATCTGGAGTGGCATTCAGCTGGCCTTGGCTGAAGCTGTAAAGTTGTTGTAACGCAGGACTATTCTGGAGCGCTTGTTGTCCCATGGTCCCGGCATACCTTTGATAATTCGCCGCGGCATTCTGCGCCGCTTGATTCTGCGCCTGAAGAAGCGATTGCTGCATCCCAGGCAATTGGTTCTGAAGCGCCTGGCTATAGAACGCCAAATTGCTGCCCATCAACTGTTGCTGCAGTTGATTGTACATCGGCTGATATTGCGATTCTTCGCCGTAAAGTTGGCCGGCGTGCTGGGTATACGCGCTGATAGCCGATCCGAGCTCCTGACCTGCGTCCGGAGGTCGCGGTGCTTGAACTGATGGTGCTCCGCCCATTTTAATCTCCTTAGTGACTTCTTGCTGCGATGAACTCGTTAGAAGTAAAGCTTTTCCAATACGTCCTTGGTTTCGCCGGCGTTGTGAAATTCTTCCAATAGAGTTTTTCCCATTTCACGAAGTGCAATCGTTGCCTTCGCTTCCAGGCTACCCACTCAAGTTCATAGGGTGCTTCCAGGCAGAGATCGTATGAAGACATCGCGCCTTTCTCGGTCGCCCAAAAATGGATCCACCAACAGTTATGCGGCGTGCCTTCAAGAATGGTCTTTCCATCCGTCTTGCATGTCTCGCCCATAAGCAAAAAATTTGGACGCCGGATAATAACGCCGCGAAAGAAACAACAAAGGATGGCTTGCGCAAGAGCGCCCTCAGGTTCATTCGCCTCATACCATGTCCTCGCAATTTCTCCGACATCGATATTCACGTTTTGATTATCCAATACATGACAATGCAGGGTTGCATCTGATCGTGTGCCTGGGTTGTGCCTCCGCTTCCGCCGGCGTTGGCAATAGTGGTAAACCCGCTGGCGTTGTCCATGTAATCAGCTGTACCTAGCGGAGTGCTCGTGTTAGTTCCGCCAGCCGCGCTGTATGCTCCGCTACCGACCGCGGCGTTTGTCGATCCAGTTGGGTTGATATAGGAGTGCTGGTGCAAACTATGAAACACGTGCGTGTGCGAATCAGTTGCCGTGTGATTATGCACCGGCATTTCCGCCACGGTTAATAGATGCGTTTCGGTTCCTGCTTTACTGCCAAAGGTGCGCGCGGTAATGCCGCCGACAGCGGTGTTCACGTAACCAATCGGCATCCTGCCTCTTAAATCGGGCACTTGAAACCAAGCGCTCGCTCCGCTTCCACCCGCACCGTAATAACTTCCGATCGCCGCATAAAGGGCCGGATATGTGCTCTGCAAATATTGGGTGCCATCACAAACGAGCCAGCCACTCGGAGGACTCGGACCGGCGAATGCGTGCATAATTCCGGGGGCAATCAAAAGGTTGACCAACGAAGTTGCCAATTTCGCCAGGGTAATTGAAGCATCCTGATACGAATTCGTGTCGACCTTAGTGATTGTGTCGAGCAAGTAGCCTACGTTCCCGCCGTTATCTACGGTCTTGAATTTGCCAGTCGAATCCAATCCGATGGCTCGTGAATTATGTCCGTAACGCTGAAAACCAAGAGATGGCATGTAACCATCATTGCCGCTATTCGCACTGGTTCCTCGAATCAAAATAGCAGAATTGGCCGGCGTAACAGTGTTAATAACGGTATCGAGCGTATCAATAAACTGGCCGGCTAAATTCGGGTCACCCGCTTTATTGATCGGCGCGTACCCAAGTCCATTGACGACCGCATTCCCAGTGATCGTGACCGTCGCTCCTGACGCTATGACGGTACCGGATGCCACGTTGCCAGTAGCACCTGTATTAATGGCTGTGCAAACGGAACCAGAAACGGAAAGCGCCGAATATAAGCCTGCGCCTTGAATATTAAGGCTTAGACCGCAGAAGATCCCGGCCACACTTGAAAGTGTGATAGCAACATTTGCTTGGACGGCAGGCGTAGTGAAATTCGCGGTCGTAGTCGTGCTCGCAACAATAGTGGTCGTAACAACGGCACCTGTGTTTACAACGGTCCCAGGTGCGGCATTTCCCGAAGCGCCCGTGTTGATAGCCGTAACGACATTGCCGGCGATACTCGTGACTGAGTAAGCGCCTGCCCCTGCAATGTTAAGGACCAAGCCAGCAACAATGCCGCCCGTCGTGGTCATCGTAATAGGGACGCCTGCGTTTATTGCCGGAACGGTGAAACCCGCGGATACAGTGGTGGATACGCCGGGATCCAGATCTGCCGCTTGAACCTGACCTGGACCAATATCGGTGCTTTGAATCGAATTAGCGGCATAAGCTCCCTTTGGAATGACGCCCGGAGTCGTGACGTAGAGCGTGCTACGGGCCAGACATCCGTCCTGCAGCATTGTCGAATCGATCGTCGGAGAAGTGACGAACAAGGAGACATCGTCGACGAACGGCGTCGATACCTCGCCAATCTGGAATTTCAGGCGACTAAACAGAACATTTTTCCCGGTCGTATTAATCGCGCCGCTCGGCAATCCAATGGCCAGTAACAGACCGTTTGCCACGTTCGGATAAGTAACAGAATCCGACAGATCAATCGTTACCGACGTCAGCACCCAGACAGACGGCGCAACGGTCTGAAGGTTGACCGTGTGAACGAGCGTGACCGCCGAGAAATTGTTAAACGCGTTGCACGTATAAATGTTCAGGATGGGCGAGAGGGTCAGCCCGGTCGAATTGTAGATGTACCCACTAAAGGTGCATTTACGTCGAAGCGTCGCCGAGAGATCGCCATTGATTTGCTGCCCCATCTCGCACGTCGTAACGCTTGCCGCTCCAGTGATCTGCGCGGAGAAGAGCGAATATGCGTCAGGAACAACGCTAGAACGCAGGAATGTCACCGCGGCGCCCTGCGGACGCACGAGCCAATAGTTTGCGTTGGTTGTCCAGACGTTGACCGGGCAGGATACGCCCGCTGGCGTTGTCCAGAATGCGCTGTAATAATTTCCATTGCGCATGAAGTTCTGGTCATTTACCGGGTCTTCCAAAGCCAATTCTACAATTGGCGTCGCGAGCAAATTCAGCTTGGCGGCATCCAGAATATCGTGATCAGAAAAAACGTAGCTGGGTTTTACGATTAAATCGCCCAATGTGTCCTCCTATGTGTGTGGCCTCGGTTCTCTCTGGTCTTCATAACAATCTGGAGAAATGGTGCGGATATTGAGATATCCCTGATTGTTCTCGATCTTCAACTGCACGTAGCGCGCCTTGAGATTGACGGCGTAACGTTCAGTGGTTTCTGCGTTTCGCTCAATCTGAATCCCGTGCGGACCTAGCATGACAGGCAACGCGACCGAGTAATCTGCACGACGCGGGTTAGCATGATCATCGTTCGAATTCATCGTATTCCACCGCGCCTGCATAAACGTCTCGTATCGAGCGCGGTCAGCTGTTTTCTCCGAGATGAGCGTCTTGGCATTGTTCCCGTCAGGGTAACAGCGAACTGTGAGTTTCGGATTCCACGAAGCAACGTCCAAGTCGAATCGACGAAAGAAGCTGCGCGAGGCTTGACCTTGGTAGCCGCGTGTCATGATCGCGGACTGAATCTGGTATTCGTCATCGGACGTTTGCCCAAGCAGGTCGGTTTTCCCAGCTTCCAATAACAAGATTACGCCGAGTTGGCGATCGATGGCGAACAGGCGCCGTTCACCGTTGTAATCCATCTTCTGCAGATCATCTATCCTGAAGTCAGGGTTCGCGAAGCTGTCGATCGATTCCCAAGCTTGGGTTACGATGTTAAAGACGAGCACCGCATTGCAGCGAACCGCATCTTTAAGCGGAACAGCGAAAATGACTCGATCGCGCCGATACTCGCATCGGATCAGATTCGCCGCGTTCCAGTTGATGGAATCGATAATAGGCCGAATCGGCTGGGAAACCGGGAATTCGCTCGGCACGGGCGTATTGACGAGTTCCTGGTCAATCGTGAACACGCCCGAATGCGACATAAAAAAGATTGTCCCTGATACCTGGCAACATGCGTGGCGCCCAACGAGGCCGATGCTGCCGGGAAGCCGCGTTAGTGTGGCTTGCGAAAGGTCGCCGGCAAAATTCGTGATGCGATAGATCGAGTGGCGTTTGAAACAAAAGATCGTTTCTTGCTGCCACGGGAAGATGCGCACGAGATCATCGGACTCACCCTGATTGACTTGAAAATCGTTGAGCGTCCAATCAAAAGCGGTCCATGATGCAATGTCGCTCACTGCAATGCGATCCTTACCGTACGGGACGAGCATGCGGTTGCTAGCTGTTTCGGCGTAATAGGCGTTTGGTACCGTGGATCGCCCGCTGCCCGTTGGCGGAGCCGGGAATGTTTCCCAGTAGACAGCCCAGTCACCGTGCCAGAGAAGAGGTTCGACATCCGGTCCGCGCCAAATAAAAAAGACATCGAAGGCTTGGCTGAATTCTACCGGGTAACTGACCGTATCCGGCAAGGGAAGGAAGCGCGGGTATTCGCCGTCGCGAACGAACCAGACGCCAGAGGATACACACACGGCAAGCCATTCAAGGCCGTTTGGATTAGAGAAAAGGCCCGTGCCGTAAATTGTGTCGTAATCAACCGCGTTTAGCGCGCCCGGGCAAAGTGTTCCGCGTCGCGTCGCGAGTCCACCAGGGTCGCAGCGGACGTTGTACCCTTCGCGATAAAACCCTGGTTTCATGCTCGCCGGATCTTGGGCGCGCATGTCCATCCCGATAAAGGTCTGGTCGCCTACCGAAACGGGCGATTCATCTAATGTTCCTGCTGAGCGCCAGCGTGGCATATCATGCGAAGTTTTGCGCCTTGGTATGCGCCCGCGCCCAACGGTTGTTTAGGCCTTTCCAGAATTTGCTTTTCTCATCCCGTTTGCCTGTTTTCCACGGGTACGAGTTGCGTTCGTAGGTTTCGCGCGCTTCGGTGATCTCTTCCAATACGGAGTGGGCGCCAGGATCAGAAAGCTGTTGCCCGAATTCCTCGCGCGTATTTTCTCCGACAATGCCGTCGATATCCACGTTCAGCGCGATCTGGAGAATGGTTGCGGCGCCTTTCAAGCCGCGATTGAAACAACAATCTCGCAACACGAATTCGATTGCGGGATTGGCCTCTGCCGCTTCCGGAGAAGGGAAGAACTTCAGCACGGGCCTTGTGTACTGTTCGATATAAGCAGCGGCGGCATCTTCAGCCTCCGTATGTTGCCCCTGCTCGATAAGGTCCCGAAGTTCGCTGGCCTTTTCAGGATGGTACCGATCATTGATACCGGCTATTTCGAAAGCGCCACCTCCGTCGCCGACAGGTAAATAGTAGATTTGCAGTTTCTTATCCTTGTATCGGCCTTCGAACCGCACAATCTCGCGTCCCATAGCTATGCGCTTGGGATTCATTTTAGCACGGCATTTTCTTTGGTGACGTGCCTGGACTCTTGCGACCTTGCGGAGGCGTTTTCCCAGCAACGTTTTTGTTTGTTGGGTTCTTCTTTGGCGGCGGACTGTACTTTGCCGCTTTCGGATCTTGGTTTTTGGGAGCCATGTTAGCCATTATTTCTTCTTTCCTTTCTCTGCACCTTTCTTTTCGGCGCCTTTGATTTTGCCTGCATTTATGCTGGCATAGAAAACGTTTTCCGCGCGATCGCCATACGTATCGCGCATACTTTTTAAAATAGTTTTACCTTTTTTGGTCAGTGGCATAAGCTTTAAACCGGTATTGCGCTCACCGAAATGTAACCGCCGGTAATCTCGACTTGATCACCTGGCGCGCTCACGGCGACGCGGATAATGTGACCCGCTTCCAACAAGCCGATATAGAAAGCATTCCCCTCGCCTGCAACGAAGATCGATTGTCCGCGCGGCATCAAGCCGCCGCTAGATCCTTTATCTAGCTGCACCTCAAGCGTGCGCTCGATCGCCACCTCATGCTCGCAACTGCCATGGACATCGACATGCACGACCGAGCGATGAGTCAAGGCAACGCCATTTGGAGCCTCGGTAAAAAGACTCGTATTTCCAAGGGATCCAGCATTGACGAGATCAAGTTGATACTCGTTACCGTCGCCGGAATAAATCTGCGGAGCCAGGTAGGCGTACCACAAGCCGACCGAGCCGATTAAAGGGGCATCTGTCATAGTGTTCGAGGGTTCATGATAAAGTTGAGTAGCCTTCCCAGGTTTCGAGTAATCCCTGCTGAAGGTCTTGTTGATCAATCGCGGCTTGCAAATAACCGTATGCTTTCCCGAGCTCGCCTGGCGCTTTCTCGTTTTGCCCCTCGGTAACCAGGGTATCGGAGAAGGCAGCTTGCGCGACGAATCGGCTGAACGGGTACGGAATACGGAACTGCGTCCAATTGGCTGGCGTAAGGCTCGGTTGCAAACCGATGGTACCTTCTACGGAGCAAATGTAGGTATCCATACCATCAAGTGCCGCATCGCCTTTTGCGTAGGTAAGAGTGGGGTCCCATTCTGCGCGGGCCAGACCTGGGTACGGAATACGAAAGACCAACCAGACGATGTTGCTGGTTGACGTGGTTGTGAACTCTAGACCGCGCGACGATGCCAGGAATCGGAGTCGGACGCGGGATTTGTCTTCGTACGGGTTTTTGGTCCAAGCACTGTAACACGTGCCGATGGGCGTATGCCCGTCCTGCCAATAGGGAATCCACCGTATTGCGACATTTGGATTCGGCGCCCAAAAGGTTTCGTTTGATACCGGACCGCCGATCGTCTGCGCGAGTGCCTGGTAATACTGCCCAGAGCACGAATCCCAGACGATGTCGCCTTGGGCGTAGCATACGTTCGGATCAAAGTCCGGAGCAAACGCGCGCTGTTCGCAGAAACAGGTTTCAACGAAATCGTAGAGCTCCCAAGCTTCGCGCAATCGGTCATCCATATAACCCAAGATTTCGTAGGCCTTATCTGGATCCAGGTTTGTGTTCGGACCTGTCGGCACCAAACCCGAACGGCGGCAGACATCATAGAGGATTCGTTGCGTTGTTACGGGCGGATTCATGTGCTGTAACCGACCATGGTTTTACGCGATTTGGCTTTAACAATAACATCTTTATTATCGCGTTTAAATTTCTTGATAAAATCCTTATCGTTCCATATCTGGCGCCCTTCGCGGCGGACCCAGTGCCAGTAGACGTCAGCGTCGAGGCGCATATGGCACTCGCCCATACCATCGAGCCAGCATTCTTCCAGGCGCTCAGTCGCCGCAGCGATCCGTTGCTGCCGAGCGTAGATCATCTCCTTCTCAGCCTCGTGTTCATCGAGAATGCTTTTGCAGAAATCGTTCAAAAAGCCTTCGCCGTGAACACGGGCCAGGTCAGCGCTGAACTGTTCCCAGCCCGTTATGTTGGACATGCGATCCTCTCTTCCTGAAGCTTTAGCGCTTCTAGCCACAACGCGTTAAACATTTCATCTGGCAACGTGTTTCGAGCTACGGCAATAAACAATTCAGCCAAAGAACCTTGCCGATTCCAATACTGCCCTTCTGGGTCAAGCCATCGACAATTCGATGGTTCATAGTCTCCGTTTACATTTATGCGATCCAATGAATACCGCTTATCAGGTTTCCTTCCCATGTCTTGGAGAAAATTCTCGTAGCTATTCCATCGCTCGCATACCTTGATTCCTCTTGCCCCGTAGCAATAATATTTCGTGTTGTTTGGATTCAAGCAACGACCACGCATGGACTGCCACGCTGAGTATTCAGGAGTGTAAAACTTGTATGAGCCCTCTCCATGTGTCCGAAACGAAGCGCGCATGGAATCCGCTCGAAGGCAACCGCAAGAACGGGTTCGCCCGTTGCGAAGATCCTTTCCGGCAACCACCGATTCCTTTCCGCAATCGCATAGGCATTGCCATTTAGTAGGAGTAGCGTGTCCTCGCGAATTTCTTCCTGCTCGCACCGCTATCCCTAGAACCTTGAGTTTTCCAAATGTCTGTCCCGTTAAATCAATCAATACATTTTTCATATACTGATTGATTAACGGTACAGTTGGGGACATCTTTAATATCTGCCCGTACAGATTATTCGTAAGTGCCTCAGGCCGTGGGACTTATCTTACAAAAACCAAGCGGGTTGTACACCGCAAGACCCGCGACCGCGTCAACGTAGCCGCGAGGACCGCCGCCCATATTGGGCAGTTCATTGTAGCCCGGTTGGCGATTGTATCTCAATTCGATGTCATCCCAGTCGAGCAAATACCCACGTCCTGATTTCACGTTTGCGACGCCAGAATTTTGCGCCAGGAACAAACTCAAGATGAGTTTTACACTGCCGAAATCGCCCTGCCACACGTCCACATAATTTGTTATGGTATGCGTGGATGCGTCTTGGTTGAACCTACGGAGTGGCACGGTGGATACTGCGGCTGGCACCCAGGCGGCATAGCTCGAGAAGCGTTTCTTCAAAGCGGTGCCGCAGATCAAATCGAAATCGGTCTGCTCACCGGTCTGATTGTAACAACTTTCCATGATGCCGTTGACGTCGTCTTCCAACATCGTCGCGGTCGTCATCGAAATGATGCTAGCAGCGGGCGTCAGAAACGCCGCAGGCACGGGCAAATCACCTTGTGCCGTGTTGGTAATCCACGTCCCGAGTCCGCGCGTTAGATACGCGTTAGTGGTGCCATTATCAGCTTGCGAATCCTGATCCGCACAGAAAGTCGCTTCCATCGAACGTTTAAGCTCAATGATAACTTTCTTGATCGCCCTAGCTAACTCACCGCGTTTTCCTACCCCAGCAACATCGGACACATTCTGTGCGAAATCCGAGATGAAGAAGCTCTTGCGAAATTTCTGAATTCGCCCGTGTCCCTTCGCGCGTTGTGACGCCGGATTGACGAAATCCGTAGTCTGGACGTCGACGCCATCGATCACACCGCCAAGAACTGGTGCATCATATGCATCCATGAGCCAGTCGAAAATGGTGTTTGCTGGTTCACTTCCTTTTGGACACGCCGACGTAAACGGCGTGTTCTTCATGTCTACCATGGCCAGGATGTCAGCGAAATCCTCACGCTTGCCCACCTGGCTGGGCTCTAAAAGACCTGCCATATAACAACAACCTCAATTAACGTTTGGAGCGTTTCGCTTGGGCGTCCTCAATCAGATTGTTCACGAACTTGTCGAAGGCGCCGCCGCCTGGGTCCGTGGCAATTGAAAGTATTTCATCCTGACTCAACGCTCGCGATTGGGGAACTTTAGGTGCTGCCGATGGTCTAGACGTTTGCAAAGGAGGAGGTTGGACTTGCCCGTTGCCGGCTGCGGCATTCTTGGCTTTCGCAAGTCGAATCGCGCGTCCTACAAGCATATCGCCGACTAACAAGGCGTTATCAGCCCAGTCGTTTAGTTGCGGCACGAGCTGCAAGCTTTGGTGATATTCAAGTTGTTCCTGCGTGCCTGCACGAAACAAACCGGGATACACAATCTTGGCCTGTTGATCGTACTTGGCTTTTTCCTGCAAGAACGCTGCGCGTTTCGGAATCTCCGACATCACAAGATCGTCCGCTTTCGCGTAGATCATTCGTACGGTTTGCGCTTCCATAATTTGGGTCTTGCCGTCACCTACATCAATCTCGCCACCGTCCCAGTTTTGCTGAGCCCAACGGCGAGCAACCATAGCGGCGTTCTTTTTCTCCTCTAAGGCTTTAAATGTGGTGATGTCTGCAAGCGGCGAACTTGGGCTCGGCGCAATCGTTGGAAGAGCATTCTGCTTCGCTTTAAGATCGTTTAATTCGCTCTCAAGCTGAGCAGCTTTTTCCTCCGCGGTTTTGCGGCGCGCGGTAAGTTCGTCAATCCGTTTCTGGACCGCGTCCTTGTCCGGTTTCTCCTCTGGTTTTGTCTGGTCCTGATCTTCCGGTTTCGCGTCAGGCTCGCTCAAAGGTAGCGCTTCAGCTAACTTGATCAGATCCTGTTGCACCTCATCGGGAGATTCAGTTTTCCCCTCGACAGTCGGAGACGGTTCCTTTTTCGTCTCCGTCGTTGGCTGCTTTTCCGGTTTATCCCCAAATACGTGTGCAAATTCGGGGGTCGCTGCGAGCAGTTGATCCAAGTCAAATTCGGTGGAATCAGCCAGATCCGTTGGCTTGGCGTCCTGCGATGTTTGAGGGTTGTTTGTAACGTCCTCGGCCATTGTTTTAAAAAACAAAGAAAATCTTTACCCAGAGCAAGAAACGGTGCTCAGTCCGTTAAAATGGCAACTCTTGGCATAAATGTTTGGAATAATCAATAAAAACAAAAAACACGCTGGCAGGAAAAAATCTAAAAAACCTGCCAGCGTGCCTATGCTATCTGCCCACGGGCCGCCGTGAAATGAGGAACACGACGTCCTCTTTAGTTCTCGCCAGGCAACTTACCCGCTAGCGGCTGCGGCGCGCAAGAATTTTCTGACAACCCGATTGATGGGCCGAAGCAGAACGCCACCGCCCTTAAGCTGCCAGTACAATTGATCGGCTTGTGCCGCAGAGGTTTTCTGATGAAGCACTACGCCGCGGTACACGTAATAACGGTCTTTCAGATTGATATCGGGGGCTACAACCGAGGTGTTCATCGTACGGGCTGCTCGTCAGGAACGCCAATGACGCCGCTGCGGAGGCCGTCCAGATTTGCAAATACGTAGCTGGCGTATGCGAACCAGCCTGAGTAATGGCTGAGCATCTGAGCGTTGCCGACAATGTCTTCACGGGCGAGCATGCTTTCGGCTCGCATCTTGGCCTCGATCAGAAGTTGCCGCACGACGTTCCAGTGCCGGTCGTCGATTTCTCGCAAGAGATCCGGAATCTCGGCTTGTTTAACGTACGTCTGCTCGTTGTCAATAATCTGGACAATCGGCAGCTTCGATTCAGGTCGGTAATACCATTTGAAGCTGACGGCGGGATCACCTGACCGGGAGATTGACATGTCCGCCTCCGATAAGACCTATTAAAATGTAAATAATATAGACGATAAACAGAACAAGGGCGACAACCTGTATGATTCTGGTGAACGGCGCGACGAACGGGATTTGCGCCGCGAGCCAGCAAATCAATCCCAGCACGATAGCCAGGATCAACAAATACAGGAGGGTCGTGATCACTTATGCTTCTTCGGATCTTCGTGCTTCTCTGGTTCCTTAGAGGCTGAGCTTTTTACGGGCGGCACGCTATCGACGGCGTGTTCCCAGACTCCAAGAACCCATGTCCAGAAAGCCGCATCTCCCGCATCCGCGCCAGGACATTCGTTGGCGTGCTCTTGCATGAAAGTGACGAATTCTGGCGGATAATCGCCCGTGGGTTTCACTTCCTCCTGATAGGTGCTTTTGACGTAAGCCACGTCGGTCTTTGGGTCGACCGGTCGCGTGTAATTTTTAAGTGCAGGTGACTCGACTGGTTTGGTTTCGGAAGCGGCGGTACTCATGTGACGGTGAGGTTTGTGGTTGTGGACGCGGTGCCGTCCAGGTTGCGGACAAGAACGGTTGCGGTGCCAGCCGCGACAATCGCGGAAGCAGGTACGGCAACGATAATCTGCACAGGAGTGCTTATTGTGGAGGGTCGCAAAACAGTGGTTTTGCCGGCAAGGGTAATCTCGACCGCGGCGCCGGGATCATAAAGGGTGCCGTTCACGGTCAGGTTAAACGCCACGTTGTGGGCGGTTGTCGTTGGCGAGATTGAACCTATGGTCGGCGTATAAGGACCGCCGCCGCCTTTGTAGCGATACGCGATCGCAGCGATAACCGCGATAGTCGCGTTGTCGCCTTCGAACGAACCGGGAAACAACGGTTTAAGACTGTTCCATGCTGCGGCGAAGTTGGGGTCCAATTTGGACACGTCCTCGGCGGCAACGGGAGGAGTCGGAGCGAGTGGCGGCGCGACGCCACCGGGATTTACCAGGACTGGTGCTGTCGGCATAAATTAGCCCATTGTAACACGTTGCGCGACTTATGCACTAAAACGTGTTCGCGTTGGAGAAAAGATGAAATTTTCAATTTTTTCTTTAAAGTCGGGTTTTAAATTTCCGATCCTTCTCTTTTGATGGACCAATTCAAGAATCGCTTGAGCCAATCGGCCCGATCGGCCGTTCGCGCTCATCGTCTTTCCAAGGACGAATTCCTGGCCGAGGCCAGCAGGCTGTTTGATGTGCAAATTTCAAAGCTGGAACGTGAAAGAGCTCGTGAGGCGAACGTCGGCGATGAGTTCGTGGAGCACTTAAGAAAGGTTGCTGCGTAAATGAGGGTTTGCTTGGTTTTAGCGATCCTGATGACTGGCTTGGGAGTCTTGCTTTACTGCGCGCTGACAATGTGGGCGTGTTCTCACATTCTTATCGAAGACTCCGTACGCGAACGATGGCATCACCCGGATTAGCCTTCTGGGTCACCGTAGTGGTCGCGCTTTACGTGGCTACCTGGGTCTTAATCTCGATCCTTTTGTTTCACACTTTATGAAAAACGATCTCAAAGCACCTGAATTAGTAGCCCGCATCCAATCGATGCTTGCGGGCGCCGATCCTGACGTGCAGGGCGACGCCCTGGCTGAACTGGGCGCGCAATGGCTGAGCGGTTACCAGGTTTCCGAGGACGAAAAAATGAAAACTCTTTCCCATCACTGTGCCTTGGTATGGGAACTAATGAAAAAATATGAACAAACTACTACTTAGCGGCGCGCTTTTTTTGAGCGCTTCCTTTACTCATGGCGGCGAACTCACCGCGTTGCAACTCTCCAATGTTCTGAGAAGCCTCGTAAATCAATATGGGGATCATCCCATCCGCTACTTCTCAGCTCTTGATTCCGATGTCCACGCCTTCTATTCGGTATCGGGCGTAGCGACTAATTTCCAGGAAGGTTGTTTCACCCTCTGGTGCGCTTTTCCCGCGCACAAAGTCATTAGTTCGAGGCAACCGGGGGACCACGAGTGATCAAACAGCACGTCTTGTGGAAAATCCTCCACGCCATGACCGAAGAGGAAATCCTTCGGTTGATGCGACGTCTAGAACGGGAGAACGAAAAAGAAGCAGTTTTCGTTCTCTTAAAGCATTTGGAAGAACGCAGAGAGCTAGGGAAAAACTAGCGCTCTGCCATCATGGACTTGAGCGCGTCCGGAGTCGGCGGATTCGCTGTGATCCAGGCTGCGATCGCCTCAGTGAGTGCCTGAGTCCATTGGTTCCATGTTTCACCCGGAGGTTCTGGCGCACTGGCACTCAAGGAGAGCACATCCTCGCCAACCCAACCCGAAGGGGCGCCAGCGAAAGTGACCTGCCACCATTGGACGGTTGCGTTATTGAAATTTGCGGGGGTAGCTGGCGAGGCTTGGATTGTGCCTTGCGCTCCCGCAGCCTGAGTGCCGAGCAATTGGCCGGCCGGCGTTGAGCGGATATTGGCAACCTCGGTTGTCTCGACTGTGTCGCCTTGGCGGAATTTAGTGCTCGCTTGCGGCGGCGGTGCGGCGCCTGCCTCATAGGGACCGATATCCCAACTTGAGCCGCGGTCTTTGCCGTCTTTGTCAGGGAAAGCTGGATTCTGTGGGGCCGCAGCACCAATCAGAGGCGAACCGGTTTGAAGGTGAAAATCGTTGGGAGGACTTACGAATTTCGGATTTCCTCCGTTGAGGCTATTGGATCCGAGGTTCCAACTAACCGGCGAACCATCAGCTTTAGCGGCGAAATTGTGATCGAGACTCACATAACCTGGCGTGCCCCCATCGATCCAGCCGCTCCCGCCCGCGAAGCAACAATTTTTAATCTGGTACCCTGAATTTGAGCCCGAGAAATAAAGTATGTTGTTCCACTGGTCCCCGGTGTCGTACCAGAGCGAGTTGAGGAAGCGGGCGTTATTGACGAAACAGAAAAACTGGCCGCATTTCCGCACGATATTGTTGCGCCAGGTAAAGTTGAAAGTGCTTGAATTCGAGCCACCGGGACTGACATCCACGATCCCCGTCTGTGACTGGTTGTCGTGAAAATAACAGTTCTGGACTGTGATATTCTGGATGTTCGCACCCCAGAACTGCACGCAATCGACATGCGCTCCAGAACCGTACGAGTTGCTTGTTAAACCGTAAACCTCACAGGAATCGATCGTGTTATTTTGCCCGAAAGGATGAAACGCGTCCGTGCTATCGCAGTTTGAAACCCGGCATTTGAGGAACGTATTGCCGCTGCCACTCATGAAAAAGGCTGTGGCTTCGTCTGCGTTTCCCGTCCACCGAATCCCGTCGTAGACAATGTTCTTAACCACATTGTTATTGCCGGTAACCGAACACCAGCTTTGACCCGAGCCCATTCCAGAGATTGCACAGCTAAACCCGTCCACTACGCAGCTGCTGGCCGGCACATTGAGCCGCCCTGCGATTTTCGCTGTGCCCCCACCTTGCAAGGTCAGGGTTTTGCTCACGTTCACATCCCCCTGATAAGTGCCTGCGGCAACCGTGATGGTGTCGCCAGAGTTTGCCCCATTGATGGCGCCCTGAATCGAGCCGCCTGGGTTAACGTTGATCGTAGCCATATTTCATTGTTGTGGTGAGGATTGCGCCGGTTGCTGCGCGGGCGGCGGTGTAGCGACTGCACTAGGCGCAGGCGCAGGGCCACCCCCTGCTCCGAGCGCTTCAGTCGGTCCCGGTGGAACACCAATTTTTCCTGTTATGGCGTTCTGTTGCTGGGTCAGCTGAAATTGCATGTTTTGTACCCGGCGCTGCAGACGTTCTTGTGCCAATGGGTTCTGACGCAGGAAATTCATGAAATCCTGGTTACCCATTGTGCTCTGAATCACTTGAAGCCGTAATTGGGCGTTTTGTCCTGAGGCGAACACCGGCGGCTCGACACCGCTGACAATCTGGCTCATCGCCTGTTGCTCACTTTGAATCTCTTGCTGGGTCACCTGTTCACTGGGCCTTACAATCTGCCTGGCCAACGCCGGATCCAACGCGTTAGCCGCATACTGGGTCAGGCCCGCACGGTCAATAACACCTGCCGCATCCGTTGCAACCAGCATCGTCTGAATCAAATTTAACTTGGCCGTTAAGAACTCTTGGTTCAAATCTTTTGCGTCAAATTCCAAACTCAAATTCAAATTGTTCTGGATCGATTGCCGGTCGGTTTGCGGTACCGAGCTCGGATCCCCGGAGATCGTGATCCAGTCCTGCGGATCCATGTATTGCTGGCACAGCCAGTAAATCTGCAGGTACACCTCCCGCAGTTCCCCTAGCCAACAGTCAATCAGCCGTTGCTGTTTGCGCAAAACCTTGTTAGGATCCACGCCACCCCAACTCTTTCCCCAGTAGTTGTAGGCACTTCTTAAAATTGTGTTTTCCACCTCAAATGTTTCCTGATCTAACGGTGGCAGTGGTAGCCAGGATAACTCTCCCGGCCTTAAAACTTTTAATTGCGCCCTCGGTCCGAGCCTATACTGCTGCTTACCGCGACCTAATGGAACTTGCAGTGGAGGAAGCGTCCCGAGACTTGTCCGATCATTTCGGCTATCGCGTTGATTCTTTATCTCGGTCTGATGCGTCATTTCAACGTCCCCGATCCCCCGCGATTCCACTACGCTCCGGCTCCGCTTCTCCCGCATGCACAGAATGTACGGATAACGACCGTGCAGATACGGATTAGGCAATTCTCGCCCAATTATCTTGGTCCCAGGATGAAAGATCGTGACCTTGATCCGACGGTTCCCGCTCGAGTCTTCCCCTTTCCAGAACCCGTAAAAGACTTCGCACAACATCCGCTGGTCATCGATGTAAAGCCGGTTCGACCGCATCGACATGTCGCCTATCCCCTGCATCGAAAGCCCCAAAGCACTCGCCCCAGCCCGTTTCAAAACCTCCTGCGTGAACGCCGGATCCCACCCTTCGTACTTCGCTCGGTCTTCTACGCTGGTCTTCGGGATCACGTCCCGCCTCACGATCCAGGGCAGAATCTGCAAGTCGTACGCCCCTTTTAAAAAAAAGATGTCCTGAAATACTCGCAACGCTGTCACGCTCGGTCGCGACTCTTTGATGTAGGGGTTGTCGTACTGAAACGAGCCTTGACTAAATAAACTCTGCAACGCTGCCCCGGGATTTTTAACCTGCGGAAAGAGTTGAGCGAAAAGGCTCATCCCAGCCTGCTGATCAGCTTGACTCAGTTGGCCCTGGTTATCGCTGTAATATTGCAGCATCGCCCCCAGTTGCGGTACCTGGCTGGCCAGTTGCATCAAGTCCTGGATTCCGACCGTCACCACCTCCGAGTCCATGTCCATCCGCCATTCTACCGCCATTACCGCCGCCCCGTAATGCTGACGCCAGTTAGCCAAAAATTCCGTCTCCCGCGGCATCTCGATCGCTAACCAGTTCCGAGTCACAAAATCGATCACCGCCGTCTGCGCCGTCGCCGCTTGCTGGTAGCTGGAATTGGCCGGCAACGTCTGCGCGTGCGCATTCCGGCTCGCCATCATCATGATATCGATGTCGTCCAGGATGATGTCTTCCGTGTGAAATGTCCGCACATCGCTCGCCCCATCCCACGGAAAAGCTTCTTCCCCCATGTACTTGCTCCATTTGCGCCCATCCTCAGTCTGCCCATCCCACCTTTCGTACCGGGTATCGTCCAGCTTGGAGGCCACACTCTGATAGGCCCCAGCGTCACTGGTCGATTGCAGAAATTGTTCCTTGACCTCCTCGAACGTCACAACGCTCCAACCTCTACCAATAGAATCCAGGTTTTTCCAATAAAAAAGGTGCCTCTCCCGCCTTAATCAAGGAGAGGCACCCCTAGGGAAGCACCCAAAACACCTGAACACAGTAACTACTCTAGCTCACTCTAAAATAGATCGCTCCTTACCCTAGTACCCACTCGCCGGCCCTTGCAACTGAAAACTTTCTTGGAAATCTACCAGGTGCGCTACCGCCGCCCATCGTAAACAGTCTACCGGGTCCTTGCTCGCTCCGTCTTTCCCGTCTCGCCCTGTCCAGGTCTTTAACGCAAATATCACACCCTTGCATTCCTCGCTCACCATCAGTAAGGGTTCAGGTTGCCCAGGACTCCCAAAATCCAGTAAGTGATTGATCAAACTTACCCCTTCTTCCACCGGGTCAGCCGGCGCAGGCGAGAACGCCATCCCACCAATCGCACATTGTTCCAGTAACGTCGTCGCCTCGTCCGCTAACGCCGTCGGACTGTTCCCAAACCGCGAGTCCATCCAGCGTTCCACCACCTCTTCTTTGCCCTCTAAGCGCCTGATCTCTTCCTGGTACCGCGCTATCCCCCATCCTAGACTCGTCTGCGCCGGGCCAGCGCGCCCGTCACTCTTACGCCCGTCCGGTTCCGCCCACGCTCCTAAATCCCCAATCCCAGGTATGTAACTCCCTCCACACGGCCATTCACGGTATACGTACAGTTTCTCCCCGCTTACCCGTACCCAAATCATAAACCAGTTCCGCGCACTCGCCGGATCCACAAACATGTAGTTAGTCCCGTCATTAGGTATCTTATTCGCTCCTATCACGTGCACCTTGTCCCGAAAGTTAGGAAACCGATGGCCTATGCTCCGCTGCGGTACCCCGTACGCCCTAACCATTATCTCCGGCCGCGGTGCTCCCTCTAACGTCTTCACTAAATGTGAGTACCCGCTAAATGGGTTGTCTTGCGTCCAAAAAAATAGTACTAACGCACTCTTCCTTACACACTGTTGTACCCGCGGAAGCAGCTTGCCCCCCAGTAACGGCGCCGCTTCTTCTTCTACCGTCCTTGCCCCGTCCAGAAACTCTTTTACCGTCTCCGAATACCCAGCTATCGGCGTAAAGGTCACTAGCAGTTGTCCACCCCGCGTCACTAACCTGTACCGCAAGGTCTCCAGTAACCCTAACGGTAATAACTCGTCCGCCCATATCAAATCGCATTCTCCTCCCTCTACTACACTGAAATCTTGACTGTAATGCTTGAAATAACATTCGCTCCCGTTCGGAAATATTAGCTTCGACTGGCTAAACCCGTTCTTCTGACTGTAACTGATGTTCGCTACCTTCCCTTTCCTCAGTTCCTTGTACTCTAACGGCAGATATTTCCAGACCTGTTGCTGCTGCATCTCCACACTCGCCGCCGCCGTCTGCTGCAAACACCATACCCGTTTGCGCTTCCCTGCCTTTAACGTCCGTACCACCTTTAACGCCGCATACTCGCTCTTACTCGCTCTGTTCCCTCCCAATATTAATACCTCCTT